ACCGGCCGCTGCGAAAATTCACGTTGAAATTTCTGTTGAGATTGAAAAAACAGAGTACTTATGCTATAGTATGTAGTTGCATCGGACTCTTATTTTGAGATGAAAAAGGGTGTACAAGAAATCTGAAGAAAGGTGAAAACCTGTATAAATGATGGGTTTTCGGATAGGTAAATAACAAAATGAAACTCGGCATCGTAGTTAATTGACATTTTTTATATAAATTTACGTGGTTTAATATATTGCTACAAATACCTATTTTATTGAGTTTATTGAGTTTTTGTGAAATTGTATATTTTTATATATTTTCACGTATTTTTATAAAAATTGGTACATAATTGGTACATAACTGGTACACGGAAAAGCCTTATGCAAAATGAGAATAAATTGATAAGAATGTGAGAACCACATTCTTTTTTTATGCGCCAAAATATAGCCATAAGGAGTTGATAGTTATGTTTTCGGACACAGTTTTAGAAAAGATATTTGCAATGCCGGATATGCAGATGCTTGATCTTCAAACACAATCAAACATTGTGCACGGCATTGAGACAATACTGGAAAAAGAGGAAAAGAAGAATGCTGATGAATTTCAGTCAGATGGGAACGCCGAATAAAGATGTATTTTTGGCACAGGATGAAACAAATATATTGGTCGAAGCTGAAAAAGCGGAAAGAGAGGAACATTATGCAGCCTTACCCAAATCCAAATTACTATCAGAACTATATGCAGCCGCCGCAGCAGATTTATAGTCAGCCGGCAGTACAGCAGTACCAGCAACCTTCATATATGCAGCAGGCAGCGCAAAGAATAAACGGAAGAGTGGTGCAGTCCGCAGATATGATTACCGCAAACGATGTCCCGATGGATGGATCGGTTGCGTTCTTTCCCACACAAGATCTGTCAGAGATATACGCAAAGAGTTGGGATGCAAATGGCAAAATCGTTACAAGGCTTTTTAAGCCTGTTTCAGATTCGTGCCCTTCCAATCCCACGCAAGATACAGAAAAATTGAAAATAGGGCTATCAGACGAAGTCACAGATGTATTTAATAAACACTTTGATACCCTGTTTTCCAAAATGGAAGAACTGGAAAGGAAAATTGACGAGAAATCTTTGACTAAGACTAATGCAAGAACAAAAGTTAGTCAAGATTAGTCCAAGTTTAGTCCAAGTTTAGTCATAGATTAGTCATAAAAAGTAATAGGATGGTGGTTTTATGAATTTTTTTCAAGCGTTTAGAAGCCCACAACAGTTTTTGCAGAGCATGATAGGAAATAGTCAAGTTATGCAAAACCCGATGGCTAAAAATGCTATCGGAATGGCTCAAAATGGAGACACAAAAGGAATAGAACAGATGGCACGTAACCTATGCCGGGAAAAAGGAATAAACCCGGATGAAATGATAAATCAAATAAAAAGCAGAATGGGTATGTAACAGCATATTAGAGGTTTGTGCACAATACCTGGGTGACCTCTTTATGAATAAAATATTTTTGGAGGTATCTAATATGTTCAACACAGGAAATTGCGCGTCGGTTCCGCTTGTAGCGAATATCGACGGAAACGGAAACAACGGTTGGGGCGGCGATGGCGGCTGGCTCTGGATTATCGTTGTATTCGCATTGCTCTTTGGATGGGGTAATGGCGGATTTGGCGGCTGGGGTGGCAATAATGGCGGTGGCTATGTTGCAACAGCTGCTACACAGGCAGATATCCAGCGCGGATTTGATAATTCAGCAGTTATCAGCAAACTTGACGGAATCACAAACGGTCTGTGTGATGGATTCTATGCCGTAAACAACAGTATGCTTACAGGATTTAACGGAATCAACACCAATATCATGCAGACAGGCTATGGCATCCAGCAGGCAATCAACGCTGACACAATCGCAAATATGCAGAACACAAATGCATTGCAGGCGCAGCTTGCAAACTGCTGTTGTGAAACTCGTGAAGCTATCCAGAACGTGAACTACAACATGGCAACCAACACTTGCGCATTGCAGAACACAATGAACAGCAACACAAGAGACATCATCGACAGCCAGCAGGCAGGAACAAGAGCAATTCTCGATTATCTCTGCAACGAAAAAATTTCTTCCTTACAGGCAGAAAATAACGACCTTCGCAGAGCAGCTTCACAGGATCGTCAGAGTGCACTGCTTACAACTCAGATGGCAACTCAGACACAGCAGATTATCAATGCTGTAAATCCGACTGCAATCCCGGCATATGTTGTGCCAAATCCTAACGCTTATGCGTATGGTTGTGGATGCAACACAGGATGTAGCTGCTAAAAGTAGTTGCTACACAAAATTGAATAATTGAGTATCTTAATTGAGTTTAACTCGACTATGTCTGCAAAAGCAGTATTACTTATAAGCGCAAAGGGCAGACTGAAATATGTTTGCCCTTTATTTCATGAATAGGAAGGTAGAATACATGGACGAAATTAAAAATAAATTTATCGAAGCAATCAAAAAGATTGATTTTGAAAAGCTTAACATTTCGGAGCTTAAAACTCTTGCGGAAATAACTGGATCAGTAGAAAAAATGGCAAAAAAAGATTATTCTGAGCTATTGATGGAAAAATTTTCTCCAGACCACGGATTTGTTTTTTCGAGCTCCGATACAAAAACAATAGCAGAATTAAAATAAGGAGGTCATATTATGGCAGAATTTACAGGAATTGCATTACAAACAGTTGCACAGGGCGAAGATGTAGCACTTACAGAAACTCCGGTATGCGCAACAAAATGCATTGTTCATAGACAGGGAAGCGGCATTGTTAAATTAAGAGGACTTACAAATCAGTGCCGGGCAAGATTTTTGGTATCTTATTCCGGAAACATTCAAATTCCTACAGGTGGCACAGTTGAAGCTATTTCACTGGCTATTGCAATTGATGGAGAACCGTTGCAGTCAACTCGAATGATTGTTACACCGGCGGCAGTTGAAAACTTCTTTAACGTTTCGGCGCAGGCATATGTGGACGTTCCTCGCGGTTGCTGTGTTACGGTAGCGGTACAGAATACGTCTGCGCAGGCAATCGAAGTTCAGAACAGCAATTTAATTGCAGTCCGGGAAGCGTAAGGAGGGCGGTTTTATGGATATTAAGAGAATGCACGAAATGATCGAAAAACTGTCTGAAAGCGCAGAGTGTGAGTTTGCAAAAGGTATCGAATGTGTAGATACAGAAGAGATGGGAAAAGTCACGGACATGCTTAAAGACCTTGCGGAAGCCATGTATTACCGGACGCTTACAAAATCAATGGACGAATCAGACCCAGAGCAGGTTCTTGATATGTTTGAGCGTTACGGAGACGGCAGACGGTATTATGACCGTTACCGGTATGCAGACGGCAGATTCGCGCCAAAGGGAAGAGGTACGCGCCGCGGATATGAAGAACCTCCGTACTGGCACATGACACCGGAAATGTACCGGGAAATGGAACACGACCGTGATATGGATCGTCACTCTGGCAAAATGTATTACACAGAGCCTACAATTGCGGCAGATGGCGGTATGCGTGACCGCAGAGAGGGTAAAAGCGGAATGAGCCGCAGAAGCTACATGGAAAGCAAAGAGCTTCACAAAGGCAATACGCCGGAGGACAAGGACGCAAAGATGCATGACCTTGAAAAATACATGAAAGAGCTTTCGGAGGATATGGCGGAACTTATCTCCGACATGACGCCGGAAGAGCGCACAATGACAAAAAGCAAGCTGTCAACGCTTGTTTCCAAAATGTAATGGCAGGGGCAGAAATGCCCCTGTTTGTTTGAACATTGACAACTGAATATCAGCTAGTGATTTGTGGATTTGGAAATTTTTCAAAAAGGTATTGACTTTTTGTGCGTACTATTATATATTAAATGTGCGCACAGAAAGAAGGTGCTGAGAATGTCTCCACGCACAGGCAGACCTAAAGTTGACAATCCTATGAATGAAAGACTTTATGTTCGAGTATCGAAGCAAGAAAAAGATGAAATTATGAAATTTTCATCAGAAAGTGGATATTCCATATTAGAACTTATAAGAGCGGGGATTGAAAAGCTAAAAGGTCAAAAAAAATAAGAAGTTGCCACGCTACCAACGAAAACAACTTCTTATCAACCGAGATAACTCTCTGTGAAATATTTTATCATAGAGAGTATCTCTTTTCAAGAAAAAATTGAAAGGGAGGAAAAATCTATGAGAGAAATGTATATTGAAGCAATTACCAAAAATCTGAATGTACTTAGCGAACACTTTTTAAGATGTGTCTGGATTTTTACAAGTAACCTTGCATCTGACAAGAAAGGCGGTGCGAGATGAAAGAACAGCTGATTACAGAAATCCAGAGCATACAGGACGAAAAATTTTTGCAGTTTATTTTGAACACAATTATTTCATTCAAGAATAAATGGGGGATTTGCTGATGAATGATATTCAGATGAAACAATTAGAACAGACGTTAACCAGTATGGAAGTTTCGGAAATGGTTGGAAAGAACCACAAAGAATTGATGAGAGATATCAGAAGATATTGTAACCAAATATCAAAAGCAAATGAGGAACTTGAAGGAGAGCGCAAAATTGCGCTGTCCGATTTTTTCAAAGAAAGCACATATAAAAATAGTCAAAACAAAACACAACCTTGCTTTGACATTACAAAGAAAGGATGCGAATTTATCGCGCACAAGCTGACCGGAGTTAAGGGAACGGCTTTCACGGCTCAATACATCAATCGCTTCCACGACATGGAACAGGCTCTGAAAAATCCGCAGGCTGAAATTCCGGAGAAAGACCCGTTTGAGCACTGGGAGATTCGATGGAAACATGAAACGGAAACATGGTTTTCAAAGAACAACTGGAAGTTAAGTATAATCCTAGAACGGTTTGGTTGGACTCGAAAATTTTTATATCACAAGATTCTCGTGGAATTATCGGATCTGCACAACTTACGCGCAATCGAAAAGGCATATTACGCCAGTTATGGATATCCACCGGAATACGCTCTTGATCTGCTTGATTTTAATAGAGACCTCAACGATACGGCGACAAGATACATCAATTACCTACTTATTGAAGAATAAAAGGTAAAATAAGCATGAATTTAGAAACCACTAGCTGATATTTGGCTGGTGGTTTCTTTTTTGGAGGTAAAATATGTTTTTAATAAATGGTATTGAATGGAAAATAAAATTTGTTCACGGCGCAAGTAGTAAACTGATGCGCTCTGATGGCTCTATTAGCCTTGCTGTGACAGATTGGAACAACAGGTCTATATATGTTTCAGATAAACCGAAAAATGGCTATTTGCGCAAAATACTGGCTCATGAGCTTTGCCATTGTTTTTGTTTTTCCTATAACATTCATATGCCGATTGAACAGGAAGAGTATCTTGCGGACTGGATAAGCCTTTATGGGGCAGATTTGATTTATTTGCTGGATGATTTGATGGCAAACATTGATTGGAGGGCGGCATAGTGGACAAAATAGATGAATTGTTAATGTATGTGCAGAAGACAAACCCTGGAATGACAAGGGAAAAGTTGATAGATGAACTAAACAAAAGCGATTATGCCGCAAAAGCTTTGCTTTTTACTTCGGAAAACTTTCGGAAAAATTTTCGATCCCCCCTACCTTAAGATTTGGAAAAGGATTTTCGGTTTTTAATTTTTAAAAAATTTTTGAAATTTTCGCCCAAATATTCGGAAAAAATTTGATACCCCCCTAGGGTCAGATTTCGGCACGAAAAACCGTTTTTGAGATTTTGAGAATTTTGTTCAGATTTTTGCAACATTTTTTTGAAACTTTTTTGCAAGTGCAAGTTCAGATTGCACTCATCCATGATCTGGATCTTGCTATGTGCCGTCGTCCCTTTGGAAGCGCTGAATAATGCAGGCGCGGAAACATCCGAACAAATGCACAAAATGAGTACAACAAATAAAGCAAACGTCTACATGACATTGCAATTATACAGGCGCGCACATGCCTATAAGTCATTATATGCACAAGACATCCAAAATGTCAACGCGCAATGCATATGCTTTTTGTCAACAAGTATAAACAAAAAAGGCACAGCTCGCCAGACAATACCATAGTGAGATAATGACGATATGCATATTTGCGCGCATTTTATCTCTTTGCACGCATATTTGCGCGCTGTACTCCACGGTATACGGATAAAAGCAAGCCGGGGAAATTGCCCCCGGAACATTGCACCGCCTGCACTTGCTTAAATGATAACACCCAATTTCATGCAATCCATTTTCCGATCACAAAGGGCGCGCCACTTTTCGGGATCCCCTTTGATGTTTTCGGCGGTTCTGGTTTCCGCCCATTCGTTCCGCGCTTTAATATAAGCGGCTTTCGCATCGTCTTTCTGTTTCTGTAATTTTTCCATAAATTCCATAATATCAACCTTCCTTTCTATGCGTTTGCTTCTTTTCTCAAAATCTCAATAGCTTCGTCTGTTGTGTGTTCTCTGTACCACTTCCAGGGCTTGCTATACGCCTTCGCCAGCGCGAAATCTTCTTGAGTTTCTAAAAAATAATCCCTAACTTTCAAAAATGCTTTTTTGGCTTCTTCTAATTTGTTCATATGCTCAACCATCCTTTCATTGTGCGCCCTGTCTCATCAGTGCAGGTGGGGCAGTTCCTGCAGACGGTGGGAATCTCCACCGTTTCGACTTAATTTTTCATTGCGCAACCAGTGTAAACCTTGCAAGTTGTACCATTGCAATCCGTACCGCACTTTTTACAGTTAAAACACATCGTGTTTAAATCGCTGTAATAAATTTCGAACGCTTCCCGGCGTTCTTCAGATCGCATTGCAATAACTCTTTCAAATGCTCTTTTTACAGCCGGGAGAACACGAGCGCCGCTTTTAATCGCCTTAGCAAGTACAGCCATTTCATCGGCTGTTTTATCGTAAATGTGCGAAATTATGTTATTAAATTCATCCTCTGAAATATTAAGCTCTTTCAAATCCTGTTCGTATGTTCTCATATGTTTTCCCTTTCTGGTCTGCCATCATCAGAGCCGGGAGACCATCCCGCGGCTGACGCTCCAAGGTCGGAGCGTTTCGGCTATATCATGTTAATTGCTTCGGCGTTTAGCTCGATGCACTTCTGATTGCATCTTTCGATTGATCCAGTAAAAACGATCTTGCCTGTACCGTTGATTTCTTCAACAACGCAATAACCGAAATAATCGTTATATGATACATAATATTTTGGCATCTTTTCCGCTCCTTTCTATTTCTCAATCAGCTTAATGTCCTGATCGGATTCGATCGCCGTTACTTCTGATCTGGTAAAGTCCTCTGTACCTACATACATACCATTTACAAAAATTTTATAAGTTTTCATATTTGCTTTTCTTCCTTTCGTTTGGTGCTTGGTTTATTAACTTGGTTATAGTATACCGCTAGCGTTATATAAAAACAAGTCGGAGTAATGCATAAATATATAACGCTATCACTATATTTTTATTGTGCAATGTGTATAAAGCTAGCTTTATATGATTTTTTCCTACTTATATATAGTAGCGTTATAATGACGATATCTTTATAAAAAACATTGACTTCCGTATATAGTAGCGTTATAATGACGATATCTTTATAAGAAAGGCGGTGTTATCATGGTAACAAAGGCACAAGCAAAGGCTACGGCTAAATATGAGAAAAATGCATATTTTAAGGCTCTTGTAAGATTCAGAAAAGAAGATGAAGAGCGGATCAGGGCGGCGGCAGGCGATAGCTTAAATGGTTTTATCGTCCAATGTGTGCTTGATCGGGTTGGAGAACAGGAGCAGACCGCAGCAGATCATGTGGAATCTGACAAGTGCCCTTTTATGGACTGAAGAAAGCTGCAAAAACCTATTGACATACTATAACGATAGCGTTATAATAAGACCAACAAATAAAGAAAGGGCAGCTAAAAAGCTGTAGGGTGGTTGAGATGAAAACAGAGGAGATTAGAAAAATTCTTGCACATGGTACAAACATGACAGAACGCGACATAGAAAGACATATAAAAGACGGCGTTTCTGTATACGATAACACGGATGCAGGATACAAAGACTATGAGTAGGAATGCATAGCAGGATTGAACGATCCAGAAGAGATCCCGGAAATGTGGAGAAGTTTGGAAACAGTAGAAAACGGCGTAAAAAGCTACAAGATTGATTTTGTTTTATAGTTTCAAACCTTTAGCCCCGGCTGAAAAGCTGGGGTTTTTCTTTGGTTGCCGTTTGGTTGCCAGATGGTTGCCAAGTGGTTAACAAGGCGGCTAAAAACAAGGCTGCCAAAACAGCTACAAGCCGCGTAAATACTGACCTTGCGCAAATGTATACATTCTGTATCCATAGTGTATCCATACCGTATCCATACCGTATCCATACCGTATCCGCAAAGAAAAAAGAGAAAAAGAAAGCAGAAAGAAAAGAAGCAAAAGAAAGAGTAAAGAATAAAGAGAAATAAAGAAACACGATATATATTTAATATAAATATAATTTTATATTTTTATTTATATATTTTATCAAGGCATATATTATATATAAATATATATATCGCGCGCGGATATATATTATATAGGCGGTATATGTGTAGCATAAATAAATCTATTGACAAGGTATATATGCCTGTGATATGGTTTATTTAACAACAAAAGCCGAATCACTCAGGAAACGCCCCGGAGCCGTGCGAGGGGATCAACGCCCGTTTATGTGATAGGCAAGCAGAGCAAGGACGGCGAACAGATCAGCGATACACGCTCACAAGGGAAAGGCAATCAAGACCTATTATACCCTTGTGGGCGTTTTTATGTGCCCTAAAACGATCAGGAAGGAGTGCGGAGCATGGAAAAAGTGGAAGCGGCAGAAGATACACAGGAAGTTTTCGAAAATGATATAGCTATGTATCTGCGAATCTTTTGTGAAGAACAAGGGATAGAGGACATGCGCGCCGCGTCTCAGTCCGTATATAATGCATGTCTAAAATATATCCAACGTAATGTATTTAAAGACAAAGATATATTAAGGGATAAGAGTAATGTATATAATATAAATAACAGTATCATGAGTAACTATAACAGATACAATTATGATCTGTTAAATGATATATGTGACTATTATATATATATATCTATGTTGTATGATAAAGAAGTATCTATTATGGGTTTCTGTAATCTAACAGGGATAGACAAAGATACTATTACAACATGGAGTAAACCGGACAGATTAAGTCCGTTGAGCATGAGCATATACAAAAAACTTTGTGAAAATAGAGAGGAATCTTTGTCAAATAAACTCGTGACTGGAAACAAGAACCCTGTTGGCGTGATAGCTGTACTCAATAGACAATTCGGCTGGGCATCGCCGTATACCAGTGACAGCAACCGCCAAAAGCAACCGCTGACAGCCGCAGAGCTGCCAAAGTTAGCACCATCTAATTGCGCGGAAATCACAGACAAATTGACATCAGATCAGCCTGAAAGAGTTGTTTGAAATTGTGTATATTTGCAAACAATTAGAAAAGTCAGTGTTTATGCGGCTTGTAGAGATTTTGCATAGTTTCAACTATTCGGCAAAGATTTATTTATCGAATAGTACGAAACAATAAAAGAATATCTTGCAACAATATGCACAATTTAGAAACAATTTAAACTCAAGCCCAAAGCGGTAGAGAGATCAGAATACAAAGGGGCGTGGGGGTCTGCATATGATCCGACGAAGCCGCTACTAAGTGCCAAAAATATTTCCAAAAATAAAAAAGACCTTTTGAACAAATAACCAAGAAAGGAAACACAATGGAACTTGAATATAAACAGTTGCGTTTAGAATTTAATAGAGTTTTGTTTAAAAGAGATCTTGAAGAAAAATTGGGTAAGATTTGCTGTAATTGCGGAAGCAATCTTGATGTTGAATATCATCATATAGTCCCATTGGCATTAGGAGGAACAAATAAAATTACAAATATAGTTCCTCTATGCGGAATATGTCATAGCATAGTTCACGGCAAAAAGAATATAAGAAATATAAAAAGATCTGAAAACAACGGAAGACCACGTAGGACACCACCACAAGGATATGAATATACACTAGATAGATATATTGACGGGGAAATTGGAACGAAAGAATGTAAAGAAATACTTGGACTTACAAAGTCTACAAAAATAAACGATGTAAAATATTACAAAGAGTATTTGAAAAGCAGGAAAATAGTAAGGTTTAGAACATGCCATGATGTTCAAAGCAAAAACAGGAAACGGAATAAAAATGGAATTTTACTTTCAAAAGTAGAATATGAAGACGGAACAGTGATTGAACATAGATCAGAATAGAAAGCTGATAGAGGTGATAGAAAATGACGAATAGAGAACACTACAGGGAACAGATCATTGATATCTGTGCTAAAGGGGGAAGACCTATAATCAACACTGACGGATTGACAGGATGTTATAGCCGTGATTGCAGTGGATGTTCTAGTTGGTATAAACCGCAAGGCTTTTTCGGAGCAGGTTTTATCTGCAAAGCGCAGGTAAATTTCTCAAAATGGCTGGAAGAGGAATATGAGCCAACTATTGACTGGTCGAAAGTACCAGTAGATACAAAAATACTTGTAAAAGATAAATTTGATTCCACATGGACAAAAAGACATTTTGCCTTTTACAAAAATGGTGTCGTCTATGCATGGAGAAGCGGAAAAACAAGTTATACTGTTAAAAATACAGATGATACATACAGATGGGATTATGCAAAATTATATACAGGAGACAGAGTAAATGACAGGACATGAATACCAATTACTAGCTGCTAGGACGATCAATAAGGATCTGACAAATAAGGACTGCGAAATGCACGCGCTCCATGGCATGGTTGGAGAAATCGGAGAACTACACAGCCTATACCAAAAGAAATACCAAGGTCATGAGTTTGACAAGCATCACGCTATGAGTGAAATCTCCGATCTTCTTTGGTTCATTGCAGAATATTGCTCGGCAGTCGGACTGAACCTTGACGATGTGATGCAGTACAACATAGATAAGCTGATTGCAAGATACCCGGATGGATTTTCGGAAGAAAAATCGCTGCATCGGTCAAAGGGGGATATCTGATGTACTTTGATGATGCAGACAATGGACTTGGAAATAAGAGAAAGCGTTGTGCGAATTGCCAGATATGGAGAATACGACAAAATGCAAGGATATGTATGCTGCAACGATTCAAGCGAATATGTAGCAGATTTCGTTGAATATAATTTCTGTTGTGCGGACTACGAGGAAAAGTAATGGAAATAGCGGGAAAACAGATAAACGATGAATGTACAAAATGCGCGGAACTGCTGCAATGTGAATTATTTAGGCAAGGACATGGCATAAGGCAGCCGAGATCAAATATACGGCAGATGCTTGAGTGTCAGATGAAACATAGAGAAAAGGCAGGTGATGCAGAATGAAAGAGATTGTAAGAAGCCCTAAAAGGGCGGTCTGAAAGGAAAGGTTTTGTTTTATATCACACAGAGTAACTAATAACACACATAATATAGCATTTTACCCCATAGGGCTGTATTTCAAGCCCTATACAACGAGACATGGTGTAAACGGAAAACATTGGCAGCCTTAACCACCTCAAACCCTCTGTCAGATGCCGGTTCGATTCCGGCTGTCTCGATTTGTCTGAATTATTAGCCATTTTTCGGACACCCTTTAAGAGACCCACTAGCGGAAAGCTGATTAAAGAGCCGCCACAAGGCTTGGTGGGTATCGGCGGAAATGACGCGCCGCCGGACATTGGTAGTGAAAATCAACCCGTGATTCATCACACGACAGTTAAAGGCTGCACTCCTTTCACAATTGTTTGGTTTGTGAGCGGTTGGTGATTATCCGCTCACAGCATAGGGCTATCGCCAAGCGGTAAGGCACAGCACTTTGACTGCTGCATTCGTAGGTTCGATTCCTACTAGCCCCATTTCTGCACGGCAGACTATCGTGCGCCGGAAGTATATGAGTGATTTATAAAGAACAATTTATTTGATGCGTGGCGGAATAGGTAAACGCTAATCAATGGTTAAGAAAAAGGTATGCGACAAGAATTGCTAGAACAAGTCCGGTAAATAGCTGTAAGCAATTATACCTATAAATCTGTTAGAAAATATAAATCCATTTATCCTTAATTGTAAGTGCGGACTAACTAACAGAATTTCATGTGTGGTGCAAATCCACACCGCATCAATCGGTCGGGTAGCTCCCGAATAAGCAGGCGTTGTGGTAGTCCCTGCTGAAACAATTAAAATGCTTGTGTTGCTGACTTTAACTCGAATATGAAAATAGTTGGAGCTAGTCGCACAAGAAACCGCACAACGATTGCGAGGTGTTAGCTGTATGGTACAAAATTGTATAAACTGTGGTGCACCGATAGATACAGCGCATACAAAATGTCCGTATTGCGGCACGCCATACGAGTATGATGGATTTAATGCCAAGTTTGAAAATAAAAACGCTTATGGAACATTACGAGTGGCAGACAAAGAGTATCGGGTATACTTAGGTGATGTTGAATTTAACGGAATACCTTCGATGAATGACATATATAGAGACGAGAACGGCATAATACATCGAAATTTGCTGACAACAAAACGAAAATTTATGTTGATTGAGGTGTGATATGTGTAAATTTTGCGAAAATATAGGGATTGGATTACCAGATTGGAATTTCTTACCCGAAGATGATGCGGAAATAGTTCCGGATGGGATGAAAATAGAAATCAGAAAAGTTATTGATAAAACAGCACTTGTATTTACGAATAGCGCAGATGAATACGGAGCAGGATCAATCAATATTAGGTTCTGCCCTATGTGCGGTAGAAAGTTGGTGGTGGAATGAAATGCTATGAATGTGCATATTTTGGGATTGAAAGAAATGAAGTTATTGGAATGTGCGATGTTTGCAAACATCCATCAAAATATATACCACCGTCTGGATTTTCTAATACTGAACATGATTGCGAATTTTTTAGAAACAAATCCGGAATATCAAAATGGGATTCTTATTCACAAGACGAAAAGGAACAGACATTGAGATTTTTCGAGAAAAAATATGAAGAAAAACCTATTACTGATTTAACATTTGAAGAAGCTAAATTGTTGTACATTCGTTTTCTAAAAGAAACTGATTCGAATGTGAAAATCAATAATTGACGGAATTGTGGAGAAATAATTTAATTGCTGACTATCAGCAGAAAGGAATATATTATGAAAAAATTATTTGTAAGCGTACCAATAAAAGGCAGAACAGAGGAAGAAATCAAAGCAAGCATTCAGAAGATGAAAAAGATTGCTGAAATATACGAAGGTGAAGAGTTAGAACTTATTGAAAGCTACATTGAGGATAAACCACCGAAATACAGCAAAGAAGCTGTATGGTATTTAGGTGAAAGCCTTAAGAAGCTGGCGAAGGCTGATGTATTTATTGGGATACATGAACACTATGACTGGTGTGGCTGCCACGTTGAATTTATTACGGCACAGGAATATGGAATTAAAATATATATAATTCCGGCAGGTTATGTAATTGAGGACTATAATTCACTTTTTAATAAATTACATCCAAGTGTTTGCAGTGACGCAATGCCGACATTCTAACAAATTTTACCGGCTAACAAATAGAGTTAGTCGCTAACCTAGAAAAATTATAGGCAGAGATTTCTTTTCGGCATCTCTGCTTGAATGAGCGGAGGTGCTTTTCTTTATGGCATCTAAAGAACTAATCAACACAGTAAATCAATATGACAATTTTATAAAGACACATCTTGTCGATGAATCCGTAATATCTGCCTATGTAGAAGCCTGTAAGGTGGCTATAAATGGTGAAAAGGATATTGAGTATGGGTTACAACTTACAAAGCGTTCTAAGGGCATTATAGAGCAATTCTGCATGAAACAAACAGGCGGAACTATATGGGATTTAGATTACTACCAATTCAAGCATGAAACAACGCCATATGATCTGTTAGACAAATATCTGAATATCTATAAACTGGAATCTCATTATAGGTTTGAAAGTTTTATGATCTTCATGGAAAAAAACAGGGCACCTTGGGAAAGGTTCTATTTGCCTAGACAAAATCCGTTGAAGCAAGTAGCAGATTTAATACAAGACTTATACGATGATAAACTTGACGAGGGCATGGTTTTTATGCCGGGTCGTGTGGGTAAAACTCAAATTGTAAAAATGGGTAATTTGTGGTTTGGTTCCAACAGACCAGAAAGATCAAATTTGTATTCTGCATATTCGGATAAGATCACTGGCGGATTTTATGATGGAATATGTGAAATGATGACAGATCCAACATATACCTATGCAGAGATTTACTCGGAAAATGTAGCAAAAAAAATTTACACAGATGGAAAAGATCTTACAATAGATCTTGTTCGCAAAAAGACATATCCAACATTTACTTGCCGGTCAATATATGGAACGCTGAACGGAGCATGTGACTGTGATGGACTTGGAATTTATGACGATCTTTTTAGCGGTATTGATGAAGCACTAAGCGAAGATCGACAAAATACGGTATGGGGCAAATTTGACAACAACTATATGCCAAGAATGAAGCCGGGAAAAGCAAAACTTATTGGAATCGGCACAAGATGGGCGCCGAAAGACGTACAGGGCAGAAGATTAGAATTGCTGCAGAACGATCCAGAATATGCAGGAATAAGACACAGAGAGATAATTATTCCTGCACTTGATGAAAACGGAGAAAGCAATTTTGATTACCCGTACAAACTTGGCTACTCAACACAAGACTACAAAAGACGTATGGCTTCGTTCGAGAATAACGACGATATGGCTTCATGGCTTGCGCAGTATCAGCAGGAACCTATTGAACGTAAAGGACAGATGTTTAATGTTGATACTATGAATTTCTTCAATCCGGCAGAAATCGAAGAAGTACGACCAGATAGAATATTTGCGGCAAACGACCCGGCATATGGCGGCGGTGACTTTGTATCCATGCCTATCTGCTACGAAATTGACGGAGAATATTATGTACTTGATGCTGTTTACAACGACGGAGACAAGGAAATAACAATACCAGAAGTAACAAGCAGAATAGAATCACATTTAGATAAATTCCCAAACAAAACTGCAGAGGTGCATTTCGAGGAAACAAAATCAACATCCAGCTACAGAACAGCTTGCGAAAAAATATGGGAAGAGGACGGATACCCAGTCAATGCAACACATGATCCAGCAGACAACAAAACTGCGAAAATGGATAGAATCAAGAATCATGCGCCGGACATAAGGAAGCTGCATTTTGTAGATATGAAGCATCAAACAAAAGAGTACAGAAAATATTTTCAGAATATCTTGTCTTGCACATATGAAGGAAAAATGAAGCATGATGATGGAATAGATTCAACAGCGCAGCTTTGTGACATGATCTATAGCCCTAAAAGAAGAAAAAGAAAAGCTGTTATTATACAAAGCCCTATTTGAGAAAGGAAAATGAAAATGACAACGAAAGAATATTTGAACCAAATAAGCCGACTAAATCGAATGATAAACAACAAACTTTCAGAACTGGCAGAATTAAAAGAATTGTCAAAGAGCATATCTGCTGTATCAAACAAAGAACGCGTTCAGACCTCTATGGAACAAGACAAAATTGGAAATACACTTTCTAAAATTGACGAAATGGAAAGAGAAATAGATAAAATGATAGATTCTTATTCTGACAAGAGGACGCATATTATCGGTCAGATAGATTCGATGGAAGATGAAAACAGCTATGACATTCTTTTTTCAAGATACATTGAGAAAAAGACGTTTGAAAAAATAGCTGATACAAAAAATTACTCTTTTAGGCAAATAATTAGGCTACACGGAATTGCACTAAAGCAATTCGAGGAAAAATACGGTAGCGAATATATGTCATAGAATGTCACATCGAAAAAATTGTATAATTACAATGGGCAAAGCCCATAAGAGAAATACGAACAAAATAGCAGAAACTATAAAGCTAATGCATAAAGAAACAAAGAAAATAAGAATCTTGAAATGGCATCGCAGCAATGCGGTGCTTTTTTCATGGAGAAATGTATGAAAGAAAAGAAGATATATTGCCCTAGATGTGGTCGCAAAGTGGCTACATATGATGGGCGATCCCAAATAGATATCGTTGTGAAATGCAGAAAATGCAACAAAAAAATCGTGTACATGGTTGCTACAGGGGATATTGAAGTAAAGCCGTTACCAGTAAGGCAGACAGCAAGTGGAATGACGTTTATTTAGCGTAGAGGTAAATCAATGCAAACAGGAAGAATTGTAATTTATACAGGCGTAAAAGAAATAACATCTGAAAACGTAATATCTGTTTTGCGTGATGCAATTTTAGAACACGATCAAAATTCATCAAGAATACAATTTTTGCTTGATTATGATGCCGGCATACAGCCAATAGTAAGAAAAAACCCCAAAAGCTATAGACCTGATATTGATTGTTCGTGCTGTGATAATGTGGCAAATGAAGTTACTGAGTTCGCCCTCGGGTTCAAGTGGGGGAACCCTATAACACTTGTGCAAAATGGGGATAATGAAGATCCTAACCTAACGGAAGCTATAGCGGAATTAAACAGCTGCTATGAATCACAAAACGCAAGACAAAAGCAGCAGGAACTTGCTAGGTATGTTGAAATTGGCGGAATCGGATATGTTTATATTGATGTAAATACAGAATATGAGGATGGAGAAAGTTATTTCACATACGATGTTTTGGATCCAAGAACGACTTTTGTAGTGAGGTCAACCGCCTACAGCGACAAGAGAGTTGTTCTTGCTGGGACATATATAAAAGATAGGCACAGCGGTACCAGATATTACACTTGTTTTACCAAAGATACGCGATATGAAATTACCGACGGAATAAAAATCACTAACGGAAAAAGTAAAGAGAAAACAAAATGGGGGTTTTTGAAGAGAAGCGGAGAAGAAAATCCACTTGGCAAAATTCCTATTATTGAATACGTGAGATCGTATGACCGCATGGGATGTTTTGAGCGGCAAATATCAGAAATGGATAATCTAAATCTGCTTATTTCAGATTTTACCAATGATGTTGAACAGAACACACAGGCTGTATGGCATACGAATGATGTTGATTTCCCGTCTGTAGAGCAAAAAAATGAAGATGGAACCACAACGGAAATTCCTATAAAACCAAAATCCGGAGAATGGATGCAGACATATACTGCACCGGATGGAAAAACGCCAATCGTTGAACCACTTACGATCAATTATGATTATACGGGTATGTTGAACAACATCCAATCGAGAAGACAGATTATATTGCAGAAGTGCAATGTTCCCCAAAGAAATGACAACAGCGGCGGCAGTACAGGCGTTGCAATGTCGGATGCCACAGGTTGGTCGCAAGCTGAAACAGCGGCTGCAAAACAACAGTTGATTACTGACGGATGCAAAATGGAAGAGATAAAAGTCGTTTTGGCGGCAATCAAACTGTCAAAAGACGTTATACCCGAAAATCCGTTGATGAATCTAAAAGCAAGAGACATAAAGCCAAATATCAAAAGGCAAAAAACTTATGAAATGTCAACTAAGGTTAATGCAATGGCAACATTACTCAGCCACGGATTTAGCCTTAAAGATACAGTAGAAGCAATCCCGTTTTTTGATGATCCTAACGATGTGGTAGCACGTAGCGGAAAGATGGTTAAAGCCTATCAAGACAGCATAATCAAAAAGGATGCAGATAATAAGGGAGAAGGCGGAGAGGGAGAAAAAACTCCTAATAACGACCGAATCATGCAAGATTTATCAGATCAGACTGGTAATAGCCCTGTGATTGATAAAAGCAGAACAGATAAATAACTGATACATAGCCACTAGGAAATACCTAGTGGCTTTTTATATGCCCTAGAGAAAGGGCAATACAAATTTCGCAGAAAGTTAGAGAAAACTTAAATCGCAGAAAGAAGAGGTAGTAATTATGGCAGAAGTAACCACAACAGAAACTGAATCAACAAAAAATACTGAACAGGCAACAGAAGCGAACGCTTCTGAAAAAACGCCGACGGTAGAAGAACTCATGACACAGCTTGCTAATGAAAGAGCAGAAAAAGAAAGATACAAGAATGCATCTGACAAGGCAAGTTCGGAAGCCGCAGCCTATAAAAAGCAGCTTAGGTCAAAGCAGACGGCAGAAGAGCAGGAAGCAGAAGCAAAAGCAGAAGCGGAAAAACTTCAAACAGAAAAGTTTGAAAGCATGAGCAAAGAGCTGAATCACATTAAAGCAGTCAATGCTTATCAAAAAACTATCAGTGATGATAAATCCATTGAAGCGTTGATTGATGCGGTTGCTGATGCAGACCATAGCATGATTGCAAGCGTGATTGAGAACGAGGTTCAAAGACGCGTGAAATCAGAAAAAGCGGAATGGCTGAAATCAAGACCGCCTGTAAATGCAGGCTCCGGGGAAGACAGCGCAATTACGCAAGAACAGTTTAACAAGATGAACTACCACGAAAGAGTGGAGTTCAAGAATAAAAATCCTGAGCTTTACAAGAAGTTCACAGAATAAAACGGAGGTAATAATATGCCACAAACAAAGTTAGCAAACTTAGTAGATCCACAGGTAATGGCTGATATGGTATCAGCTAAGCTCCCAAAGAAAATCAAATTTTCTCCTATTGCAAGAATTGACACAACGCTGGTAGGCAGACCGGGAAGCACAATCGTTGTACCGAAATATGCGTATATCGGCGATGCAGAGGATGTTGCAGAAGGCGTTGCAATGGGCACGACTGTACTTACTGCATCCACAACAGAAGCAAAGGTAAAGAAAGCTGGAAAAGCTGTAGAGTTAACAGATGAATCCGTCCTCTCTGGTTACGGAGATCCTATGGGAACAACGGTAAATCAGATAGCAATGTCAATCGCTGCAAAAGTAGATAATGATTGTTACGACGCCCTTTGTGACGCGCCAATCCAGTACGATGGAGCAGCCGCAGATATCAGCTATTCTGCAGTTGTAGCGGCTAACAGCAAGTTTGATGATGAATCAGATGGAGCGCTCACAAAAATCCTGTTTATCAATCCGGCACAGGAAGCTACATTGCTGAATGACGCGGATTTCAAGTCAAATGACAAATATCCACTTAACGTGATTATGAACGGTACAATCGGATCTATCGCGGGAGCACAAGTTGTTAAATCCAAGAAGGTAAAACTTGTTAAGTACGAGAAAGACAACGAAGCCGGCACCATTACAATCGTAGCAGATACAGTAACAGAAGATGCGACAAAGAAGCATCTGTCAACAATTCTTCCGAACTATGCTGGAAAACTTGCTGTGGGAGACAAGGTTAAGAGCGCAACAACGCCTTATTATGCTTGCCCTATCGTGATTGTTTCCACAGAAGACCCTAACGAGGATTCAGGCGCAGATGGTGCTTCCGAAGAAGAAAGCGCACTTACAATCTACATGAAGAGAAGCGTTGAGATTGAATCAGACAGAGATATCCTTGCAAAAACAACGGTTATCTCCGGTGACGAGCATTACACGGTAGTATTAAGCAATGATTCCAAGGTTGTTGTTGCACATTTTAAAGCTGCTACAGAGTAAGGCGGTGATCGTATGCTGTTAAGAAGACATAAAATCAATGCTGCTACGCTATGCGAAGTAGAAGCAGAAAAAGAGATCCAAAAGGAGACATACGGGAAAGAACTTAATTATGAAGAAGAGCCGGACAAATTTCCGTGCTCTTCTTTTACTAAGACAAGTATCAACCGTATGTCTACCGCAGAATTACAAGAGCTTGCAGAAGAACAGGGAATTGAAGATGCAAGAGAAATCAACGGTTCAGAGTTAAAAAAAATTCTGATTGAAAAATTCAGACTGTAGGTGGTAATTATGGCAGAATACAGCATCTTAGAGCAGGTTAAAATCCGACGGAAACAATTTCATATTGAGACGGTTACGAATGAGGACGACACCACTTCCGATGTTGTTGTATTTGACAAGCCGCAGGATAATCCACTGATTGAGCAGTTAATAAAGCAGGCAAAGCAGGATATTGTGGCTATGCGGAATTATCCAAGCACATATACGCCGGATAGAATCGAAACTGACCTTAAAAACTATGAAGCAGTTATTGTGAATTTGGTTGTGTATGATATGTCGCAAGCTGGCGAGGAATTTATGTCAAGTTTCTCTGAAAATGGCGTAAGCCGTAATTGGAGAAAACGAAGCGAATTATTCGTTGGTGTATATCCGTTTGCCAAGGTCTTATAGAGAAGATTGTGCGTTACCGTGTTTGCTGTGCGGATGCGGTAGCAGGCGGCACACTTTAAGGGCGGTGGGCGGTGTGCCAACTAATAAGAAAGGCGGTATATGATTGATGACTATTGAGGTTTCAACAGCAATCATTATAAGCGTGTTATCATTAGGTTTTTCCGTCTTTATGGGATTGAAAAGCAACAAGCGTACAGATACAAAAGATATTGAAGATCGCGTGAAAGAAAACACAAGAATCAATATGAAACTGGATGCAATATTAGATACCATCAATGAGATGAAAGATGAAAGGTCAGAAATGACAAAGAAATTGGCAGAACACGATTCAAGGATAGCAAAAATCGAATCCAGTGCCGCTTCTGCGCATCACAGATTAGATGGTATTGAAGAAAGATTGAATGGAAAGGAATGATAGTATGAGAAATTGGAAACAGTGGGCTAAAGCCGCAGGAATCAGAGCAATTAAAACTATTGCACAGGCAGCTATCGCAGGAATTGGAACAGCAGCAGCTATGGGAGCTGTAGACTGGAAATATGTTTTGTCTGCATCTGTGCTGGCTGGAGTATTGTCATTGCTTACTAGCGTAGCAGGACTTCCAGAGGTAGAGTAATGTCACTGGATATCAACAAACAGAAAATGACATATGCACTGCCAACAGGTCAACAGCCGAAATACGAACTGGATTCTGATGGGAATATAGCATATGAGGGCTATATGGGAGAAGATGGTCTATTTGTTCCATATCTTGATGATGATGGAAACAAGATACCAAAATTGACAGGAGATACGATAGATACTTATTCGGCTCCTGTTATTTTTTATTCTTCCATTAGCAACAAGTTAAACGAAGTTCTAGCGAAGGAATTTGGTATTGATGATTCAACCAACTATGCACAGCTTGTCACTGACAAAGAAGAGTTTCCGCTAAAAGTCGGTGCTCTGATTTGGAAAAAGTCAGAAGTTGTTTACACGGTTATCAATGGCGAACCTATGGTAGATGCTACAACAGCGGATTACACGGTCAAAGGTGTAGCGGACGAAGGATTGACAGTTGACCTTTATCTACTGCAAAAAAATGTCAAGAATGCAGGGTAGTAGGATATGGCAAAAAAAATCACTATAACTCTTTCCAAGAAGTCCATACAGGACGCTATAAGTCAAGTAAAAGCATACCAAAATGACTTGACATATAAATGCCAGCTATTGACTGAAAAACTGGCTGAAAAGGGCGTAGAGATTGCGAGACTGCAATTAGCAGACCTTGATGCAATATTCACTACGGAATTGATTTCAAGTGTTCATGCGGAATACAAAGGAAGCGTAAAAGGCGGCGGCATATGGGCGGTAGTAGCTGGAACAGATCATGCAATGTTTGTAGAGTTTGGTACTGGTATTGTCGGTAAGAGATCGCCGTATCCAGGGAAATTGCCGGAAGGTGTTGACTGGCAGTACGCAAGCGGTAAAACAATCAGACAGCTAGCAGATGGTCGGTATGGTTGGTTTTATCAAGACGACAACGGCGAGTGGTGGTTTACAGAAGGTATGCCTAGCAGACCATTTATGTACTACACAGCACAGGAACTTGAAAAAAATGTGGCTGAAACAGCAAAGGAGGTATTCGGTGGAAATCGATAATTTATGGGTTTTTGACAATGAAACAAAGATAATCAGTAACCTTAACTCTTTTGCTATCCCTGCATTGAAGCAGAATTTTACAAACATGAAATTCCAAAAGGGAATCACGATTACAAATTTGAAAAGCAGACTGGCAGGAACGATATTTCCAACCATATACGTGCATGAAATGAGCGGCACGGAAAAAGGGCAGACTATTGACGGTCAGGCAATCAATGCTGCAACAGCTACATATCAAGTAGATGTGATTGTTAATACACAGCAGTCAGACGCAAAAAAGATACTTGCCATAGTAGCAAACGTATTTAAGCGAATGAGATTTGAAGTGATATCAACGCCAGAGTTTGATTCAGAAGAAAAGATATATCGAAGTACAGCAAGATTTAGGCGGCTAATAGCCGCAAATGACAGATTGTTAGATCAATAGACCGAAAGGTCTTATTTTTTTATGAAAAATTAAGGAGGTATACAACATGGCATCAGCAGGAGTTTCCACACTTGGAATTACTTTTGGTTATGGGGTAGAAACAACAGCCGGAACAAAACCTACGGCTTTTACACGGCTTACCCGTATCAATGCGATCGGGGGTATCACAATCGAAAATGAGCAGATTGACGCATCCGCGGTTGAAGATTTTATCACAAGATATGTACGTGGGCGTGGCGACACAGGCGGTTCTTTCCCGGTAACGATCAATTTTACAGCGGAAACGGTCGCAGAATGGGAAAAACTTATCTCTGATTACGAAGCACTCACAGACGGCAAGAGAATGTGGTATGAGACAATCATTCCCGGATTTGAAAAAGCATTTTTTGTTGTGGCACAGCCGCCTACAGCATTTCCACAGCCGGAAATCGGGCAAAATGAACTTCTTACGGTTGAAATGAACCTTACCGTTGAAGAATACAAAGGAATGGATACAAAGGTAGCTTTTACATCGGGGGAATAAATAGCCAGTCAGAAATAAGTAATAATAGCAAGGCTGTGCTGACTGGTTATGATGAAGAAGCAGCCGAGCCAGAGATTGATAATTATTAAATAGCAAAGGGCGGTCTACGGACTGCCCCTTTCCTATGTAAAATACATAGGGGGAAAGGAAAAGGTAACAAAATGAAATATTTTACATTAAACGGAAAAGAATACAAGTCCAAAGAACTTGACTACAATACAGCCTGCGACCTTGAAGATATGGGTGTTTCACTGGAAAAGGCAAATGAACGCCCTATGTCAATGGTACGTGCGTATTTTGCCTGTTGTGCTGATATTAGCAAAGAAGCGGCAGGAAAAGAAATTGAAGCACATATTGTGGCCGGCGGAAAACTGGATGATGTTATAGATATTGTGACCGAAGAGGTTGAAAACAGCAGTTTTTTTCGCGCTCTCAGCAAGACAACGGAAACGGAAAATGCAGAGAGTACGTCGGAGCAGGGAAAAGAAGAGAAAAAGGAAAGAAGCAAAAATTAAGAGATCTTCTTGAAAAAGAAGTATATCCACAGGCATATGTGATGGGTGTTACGTGGGAACAGTTTTGGAAACTAAACCCACGTAAACTTGATTCTATTTTTGCCGGATACAAAGCCAAGCTAAAAGAAGATGATTATAAGAACTGGCTAAACGGTATTTATACACAATCAGCAGTTTTTGTCTCAATAGACATAGCACTCAATGGCAGAAAATCAAAAAGCAAGTATCTAAAACGACCGCTTCTTGAAGAAATAGAAAATCAGCAAAATATGTCGGAGGAAGAAATGCAAAAGCAAAGGGAATTGTTTGTTGCAAAACTCTTGGCAATGCAAGCAAATTTCAATATAAATCATGGGGAGAAATCCAAAAATGAGCAAGAAAGTAATTGATGTATCATCATATCAAGGATCAATAAATTGGCGACTGGTAAAACAGTCAGGCATTGATGGCGCAATCTTAAAGATTATGCGGAAAAGCCTTGCGAAAGATAAGTTTTTTGAGGTCAACTACAAAAACGCAGAAAATGCCGGCGTTTCCGTGATTGGTGTATACAACTACAGTTATGCGACTACAGTTGCAAAAGCAAAGGCAGATGCCAAGAAAGTATTAGAGCATCTAAATGGAAGAAAAACGACCGTATGGCTTGATGTAGAGGATAAGTGTCAACAAGGGCTTGGAGTGGCTCTTATAGGCATCATACGTGCTTACAGAGATATCATTGTTGCCGACGGCTATGATTTTGGCGTTTACACTGGATATGCATTTTATAATAGGTACATTCTTCCTTATGGCGGTGTGGATTGTAAGCTGTGGATTGCAAAATACGGTATCAATGACGGCAAGTACAATGTCAACCGTCAGCCTGTGGTTAGCGGTAATATGGTCGGATGGCAGTACACGTCCAAAGGAACTGTAGGCGGCGTATATGGCAAAGTGGATTTAAGTATTTGGTATGAAGATATTGAAAACAATACCGCCGCTGTATCACATAGAAATAATTACCCGGAACCGCGCAGACTGTTGAAAAAAACAGTACCTTGTCAACGCGGAGAGGATGTTAAGTGGCTTCAATGCGAGCTTGTATATCACGGTTTTCTTGTACGCAAAGACATTGACGGAATTTTTGGAAAAGATACGGCAAATGCGGTAGGAAGATTTCAGAAGAAAGTAGGAATAAAAGTCGATAAGAAGTGCGGAGTGGTAACAATCAGTTACCTAAAAGCAACTAATTGACAACAAAATTTAGAGCGGTGTGGATTTCCATGCCGCTTTTTTTAATTTACGGAAAGTTGGTGGAAGTATGGCAGAAGTAGATAGCTTAGAGATTGGGATAAAAGCGCAGGCAACACAAGCGAATAACGCATTAGATAAACTGGTAAACAATCTTACTAGGCTGTCAAACTCTCTTATGAGCGTAAACACAAGCGGTCTTAATGGGCTTTCTAATGGAGTAACAAAGCTGTCTAATGCTATGGCTGGAATCAGCACAGTAAAAACGGCAGATTTCACAAGAGTTGCTAATGGAATCACAAAAATTTCAAGCATTGACACGGCTAATTTGAACCGCTCTGCATCTGCAATCGGTATGCTGGGTAAAGCCTTAACACCGCTGACTGCTTCTGGTGCATCTGATAGAGTTACAGCACTTGCAAAAGCGATTTCACAGCTTGGGTATAAGTCAAGCACAAAAGCCATTGACAATATACCAAAACTGGCTAAAGCCATGAAACAGCTTATTACAACGCTTTCCGGCGCGCCGAAAGTAAGTCAAAATCTTATCGATATGACTAATGCACTTGCACAATTTGCGCGTACTGGTGCATCAGGCGGCAATGCGGCAAAGGCACTTGCGAATAACTTTGCCTCTTTTGGTTCTACGGCAGTAAAGGCTAAAAAGCATACGTTTTCACTAGCATCCGCTTTTGGAAAGCTATATGCTTCGTACTGGCTTCTGATTCGCGGAGCTGGGAAATTAAAAGAAGCAATCAACATATCATCTGCTTTGACAGAAGTACAAAACGTAGTTGTTAATACGTTCGGGCAATATACGGATTCATTTGAAAAATTCTCAAAGAATGCAATACAACAGTATGGTATTTCTGAATTGACAGCCAAACAGACAGCAAGTAGGTATCAGGCAATGGGTATTGCAATGGGAGTACCTATTCAGAAAATGTCTGATATGTCTATTGCGTTGACGAAGTTATCCACTGATATGGCGTCTTTCTACAACGTGGAGCAGAGCCAAGTACAGCAGAATTTGCAATCTATATTCACTGGCGAGACAGAACCAATGAGAAAATATGGTATCGACCTTACGAACGCCACGTTGAAAGAATGGGCTTTAAAAGAGGGTCTTGATGCAGATATTTCATCTATGACACAGATGGAAAAGACAATGCTTCGATACCAATACGTGATGCAGAATACCGCAAATGTACAGGGCGACTTCGCTAGGACAGCAGACACATGGGCGAACCAGCTTCGTATCCTGAGAGAGCAGTTTAAGGCACTTGGGGCTATTTGGGGCAATGCCTTTATCAATATGCTTAAACCGCTTGTAAAGGCACTGAATACGGCTATGCAAGCTGTAATTAAGTTTTCCGAAACTGTCGTGAATGCGCTTGGGGTTATTTTCGGTTGGAAAATCGAAATGCAGTCAGGCGCAATCGCAGAAGATTACGACACGGCGGCTGGAAGTGCTGATGATTTAGCGGCAAACACAGGAAAAGCGGCAGACAATGCTAAGAAATTAAAGCAACAGTTACAGGGCTTTGATAAGCTGAACAACCTTACAACAACGCAAGACAACGGAACTGGAAAAGGTAAGGGAAGCGGTGCTGGTGGTGCTACAGGTGATGCATCAGGCGGCAATCTGAAATTCAATGTCAAGGAAACAGAAAGCCTTTATAAGAGCAAGATAAAAACTCTTGAAGGACTTGGAAAGTATATAGGAAATAGCTTGTCTAAAGCCATGGAATCAATTAAATGGGATAAGGTGTACAAGAAAGCAAAAGCGTTCGGTACTGGTCTTGCGCAGTTTTTAAACGGTCTTATCAGTCCAAGACTTTTCGGAAATGTCGGAAAAACTATTGCTGGCGCACTTAACACAGCTATCTACGCAGCACTTTCATTCGGAACGACGTTTAACTGGAAAAACTTAGGCAATTCGATTGCAACAGGAATAAACAAATTCTTTAGCACGTTTGATTTTGCGGCATTAGCGCAAACTATCAATGTATGGGTACAAGGAATTTGGGATACTCTTACAACGGCAATCAAGAAAATAAAATGGGAAAAAGTTTTAGAAGGAATCACTGATTTCCTCAAAAATTTGGACTTAAAAACATTATCAATCGTAATAGGCACACTTGTAATACGTAAAATTTTAAAATTAAAATTGGGCGCAAAACTGCTTTCATGGATAGGCTCTACAGTATCAGCAAAAATAGTCGGCTCTATAGCTCAAAAACTTGGCGTTGAAGCGTCATGGTCTACGGTCGGGCAAACAATTTTAACTAAAATCGGAACGACAATATCGACATCTTTTGCGTCTCTTGGCGGTTTGGGCGGAATTATGACAATGGATATCGGCACAATACTTGGTGCTGGTACTCTTGCCGAAATCGGTTTGTTTGCAGGAACTGCTATAATCGGTGGGATTGTTGCCGCTATTTTCGGGTGGAATGTCGGTCAGACAATCAATGAAAAACTCACAGGCGAAAAAATAGACATGTCATTCTCAGAACAGATGAAAGAAATCAAAAATTCCTTTTCCGATGGTTCGTGGAAAGAAGCCTTGAAACTTTGGGGCGACGATATCTACAACGGTTTTCTTGCTGTTTCAGAATCAGAAGACCAACTCATGAAGCCTGTTAAAGATGGGCTGAATGAAGTGAGAGGAATGTTCTCCGACGGTCAATTTGGAGAAGCTATGTCTCTTTGGGGGCAAGATATATACGACGGTTTCTTGTCGGTATCGCAGTCGCAAGATAATTTTATGAAGCCCTTTAAAGATAAATACAATGAGGTAAAAGGACTTTTTACTGACGGACAGTTTGGCGCGGCTATGGGAGCGTGGGGCGACGATATCAAACTGAAACTGAACAATGTGAAAGACAGTTTCCTGCTGACATGGGATAACATCAAGTTAGGCGTTAAAAGCGCATGGCAAGCTACGGTTGACGGTCTGAAAGAAATATGGAATAAATTCGCAACATGGTTAAATGAAAAGTTATCATTTGATATACCGCCAATCAATATTGCTGGAAAGGAATTATTTGGCGGCACGCACATTGACCTTGGCAAAATACCGACTTTTGCAAGTGGTGGTTATGTCCCAAAACAGTACAGCTTACTTATGGCTGGCGAAAATGGTATACCTGAAATTGCAGGAACGGTAGGCGGAAAGACAGCGGTTGCAGGCGGCGCAGAAATCACAGGCATTAAAGATGCAATCTTGCAGGCATCAAACAGTGAAATGGCTCTTATGAGACAGCAAAACACACTACTGCAAGGCATTCTTGCTAAAGAGTTTGGAATCAGCCAATCTGACGTAGGAAAAGCCGCTAGAAGCTATGCAAAGGACTATAACCAGCGGACGGGGAAAGACGCATACAGTTTTGCTTGATAGATTTTTCCCCTTGTGATATTATTAGAATAAATTTTATCATAAGGGGGATAAATATATGGGAAAACAAATAATGTGTCCTAGATGGAGCTGTGATGGTGTCGGCATTCCAGTTGACACAAAAAAGAAATTTTCTTTTGGAAAAGCGTTGGTAGGAAATACGGTCGGCGGATTCCTTATGGGCCCAGCAGGAGCCGTAATTGGAACAGCAACAGGGATTAAAGGAAAGAACGGGAAAACGAAATTTGTTTGCTCTAAATGTGGCAAAGTATTTGAGAAAAAAATATAATATGAATTTTTAAGGCAGTCGAAACAGGCTGCCTTTTTTATTTCAAAAAATAATTCGGTGTTGAATTGGCATCTATCAGAAATGGTAGGTGCTTTTTTGATGCTCATTTTTAAACAGGAGATATTACGATGGCATACGCTGGATACCTTATCAGAGTTGGAAGTTACACAATCCCAAAGAAATACATTAGGGCAGAAAAATACGACGTAGTTCTTCACGGGCAAGACTTGGATTCATACCGTGACGCAAACGGTCAGCTACAGCGTACAGCCTTACAGCACACGGTTGTTGATGTAACTTTCTCTACTCCGCCTATGATGCACGAAGCGACATGGAGAAACCTCATAGACAACATTAGAGCACAGTATACCAACTCTATTGAAAAGAAGTGCACTGCATCGGTTTACGTGCCGGAAATTGGCGATTACAAGCCGCAGGACGTATATTTACCGGATATCAAGACCAACATATACTATGCTGACGACCACGACATTATATACAACGAAATCGAACTGCAATTCATTGGATATTAAGAGGTAGTAATTATGCTGAATGTGACAGAAAAGACAAAACTGGCATTTTTGCAGAGCAGTAGCCACAAAGAATTGAGTATAACATTCCCGGATCACGACTTGATTGTTGGAAACGCCAACATTGTTCAAGAAAGCATGGAACTGGAAGAAAGTATTATGTCCGGGAACGATCTTGAATTTATCGGCTGCGAAAGTAGCAGATTTTCTATAGATTTATCCGGCACATTGATTGATATAGACGGTGTACCAGTAACCAAGGATTTAACCGGCACCGATATATCTGTTTCTATTAAGGCAAGCGGATCCGAAGAAAGCGTACCGCTATTTGTCGGAACCGTAGTTGAGTATGACGGAAAAAGTAATACGCGCAAGAAAACAATCACTGCATATGATGCCTTGTATTGGCTGGGAGATTCAGTCAAAGGGGAAGTAGACTGGACGGACTACAATACTCTCAAATTTCCTATCACGATAAAGAAATTCAGAAACTGGCTTTTTGGAAAAGCGGGGATTGAGCAGGAATCCGTTGCGCTTCCGGCAGATGATATAGAGACAAGAGGTCTTGACGATTATGTTTACAGTCAGACGAGAAAGTACCAGCGTGGAGAACTGTGTAAATATCACGGAAAAGTATACGCAAGAAAGGTATATACCAAGCAGAAAGAAATTAGCTTTGAATCCGAAAAGTGGTATCAGCCGACAGAATACGACAGCACAAAAGTGTACAAATATGGAATAGTAATTATCAAAAACGGTAAATTTTATCTGTGCAACAAAGACTTTTCGACGGCTAAAGAATATTCAGAAGAAGATTGGTCAGAAATCGAATTTGAAACAGAATACAGCGACGAAAACACGACATACCTTGACCTCATTAAACTGGTGTGCCAGTTAAATTGCGTATGGGGTAGAATTAACCGTTATGGGAAATTTACATATATTTTCCCTACACAGCTGACAGAAGATGATTCTTTTTATCCAGGAGCAGAATCTTATCTTCCGATGTATCCTACCACTGGTATTGATGATTCTACTGGTACTGATTCGGCAAGTAATTCCGTTCACTATGCGCACTACAAGGAAGTGACATACGAGACATACAAGATAAAACCGCTGAACAGGTTTATTGTTCGCGATTCTGCCAAGGATAAAGCAAAAGGAAATGTAGGTACTGGAAAACGGAAATATATAGTGCAAGGAAACCAGCTATTGTTTGGGCTTGACAGAATATGGAAAACACAGCTTGCAACTCTTCTAATGGATCAAAATGAGGGTTTCACTTACCAGCCGTTTGAAGCCGCGACAATTGGGCTCCCGTACATCGAATGCGGAGACGTAGCAATGTTTTATGCCTATGATTTCATCAATTCGGCGCAGCAGCAGAAAGATATTTGGGTAGAAATGTCATTTATTATTCTGCATAGAAAACTGACTGGCATTCAACAGCTTATGGATGAGTTGTCTGCTACAGGCGAAAAAGGAAACACGCATATATCCGGCAGTGAAGCGCAGGTAAACCAAAACTACACAAACACACAGATTCAGAAATTGCAGACCAGCCAAAGTTACACTGAATCCAATGTTGAAAATCTGAATGAGCAGGTGGAACAGTTACAGGCAAGCGGATTGAAAGTAGAATCAGTCACAGCACTTCCGGCAAGTCCGGACGCAAACACAATCTATCTGATTCAAGGCACGGCAGGTTGATGATATGGCAAGAAAACAATCAAGTACGATATGGTATCAAGGGAATCCACATAAAGAGATATATTTCCAAGGTCATTACCACGACAAGATGTATAAGGGAAGTCAGCTTGTGTGGGAAAAACTGGATAATGAATATGCCCCAAATAAATTGTACAGAATATATGATTATGCGACATGGAATAATGAAACGTATTGTATCGTTGCAATGTATGGCTTCAATCCATCTACCAAAGAGCAAACTTTTGAAGATGTATATATAGCCAAATTTAACAGCGAAAAAATGTGCCTTGACTTGACTTTAAAAGGATTTTTGGCAAGCGATAATTATGATAGCTATTATTTGCACGCCTGTAAAGACGGAATTGTTCTAATCGAATGGGATAGCAAATTTTCAAACACCAATACTGAAAACGAACCTGTAATGAGAATTGCGGATTACCCTTTAAGTAAAAATTCTGTATTTAAAAATATAGGGAAAGGAACATTTACAGAAGACACCACAATCTTTGTTCCGTCTCATATAAGAAAGGATAAATCGACTGGAACACACTATTATGCCCCACAATATGTATTATTTTCTACTGATTATTATATAAAGCAAACAATAACATCTGAAAATCAAGCTGTTATAACAAAATATAACTATGCAAACGAAGTAATTAAGCAATCAACACCTACCGACTATGCAGTAGAAGGTGCAAGGCAATCAAGAGTAAGAAATGTATTTGAATTGTCGGAAGATAAATATGTAAGTTATGTGACAACATATAATAACATCAATACATCGATGGAAAATATACGAGGTCTTCTTGTAGACAAAGAAATATCATCAAAGGTGCAACAAGTGATTGAAGCTACGAGTGATGCTTATTATCAAATAATCAACACAAGCAATATGGGTCTTACTAAAATGTGCCAAAAAAGAGTAATGGCGAGATACAAAGATGGCGTAATTTTCTCAGCATTTATATATCCAAAAACCGGAACCGGATCAATGTATGTTACGATCAGAAATTATATAGGAAAAGTAGACGGCATATCTATGGTAAATACAGATATATCACCTCATTGCTTTGTTACTTCTAAAAACTCTATTATAATGGTTCATTACAACGGCAAAATTGCAGATGTATATGAAATAAAAGAAAATGAAATAAAGAAATTTAGCACAGGAATATCTCTGGGAGTTTCATACACGAGCAGAGAAATATGGATAGCAGAAGATGAAAATAATTATTATGTAATATCTGATGGATATTACGCTGATTCAAACTATTATGGCTTGATATATGCATTCGACAAAGAAACTTTAGAATTTAACGGAACTCGTCAAAATATGAAATATAGATATATCTAAAGGAGATTATCATGGCAAATTATACACCGACATTTAGCAAACCATACCCTAGCGGCTGGGTTGATAAGCCGTCCAAGACTACACCAGTAACAGCGGCAATCATGGACAGTTACGATACGGCTATTGCGGCACTGGAAGCATATCTTAGAGATAATGCGATTGATACGGTTACCGTTAGCGTGGAGCAGTTTCCATCAGACGGAAGGGAATGGCTTGGAACAATCACAGTGGGAAGCAACCAGTATAAAATCTATATGCCATCGTTAAAATACGAAAATTCAGTTTCTGATGGCGTTAAGATAGGCGCTATCACTTTGGGAGAGCAGTCTTTTGACGTTTACGCACCAGCATCTTCCGCAGGCGGCAGTACCGTATCAGTAGTGCCCAAAACGCTTACTGGCACAAATATTGCAGAAATCACAGTAGATGGCACAACTTATCAGCTTTATGCGCCTACTGGCGGAAGCGGTAGTGGAAGCACAGTTACAGCAGAAGCTACGCTGACAGAAGGCACACAGATAGGCAAGATTACGATTGATGGAACTGAAACAATCCTTTATGCTCCTACGGCAAGTGCAATCGCTGTAGATACTGAGATGTCTGCTACAAGCGAAAATCCTGTGCAAAATAAAGTTGTGAATACAGCTCTTGAAAATAAAATGGATAAAAGTCTTGAGAGTCTTACCAAATATGAACGTGGAAAGACCGGAACATTGACTTTTACAACAACTGAGGAAATGACAGAACTTATAGCGTCCTATGCAAGCATTATGAACAACAATTTCACACTTGCATTTAACTTGATTAAGGATTGCGCACAGACACAAAATTATTTGAGCATTTCAAGTATCGATTGTGATTTGCTTACTGATTATAAGTCTATCTATTTTGTGAATGGATCAGCAGAGAAAAATAATCTGCCTGATGGATTCGGTGGCGGTATTCTGTTAAACAGTATAGCTGGATCTACAAGTGTTGCAAATTATCAGTATGCAATAGATTTTACGAATGGAAAGCAATATTTCAGAAAATATTATCATGGAACATGGACTGGTTGGGGTGAAACAACCAGTCCAGGCGGAAGCGTTACTATCGATTCCGAACTATCTGAAACAAGTACAAATCCTGTTGAAAATAAGGTGCTCACAACAGAATTTAAAAAGTATTTGGATAAGATTGGAGAAAATGACATATCAGGTATTGGTGATGGAACCATAACAGGTGCATTAAATGCAGTAAATGAAAAAAATCAGCAACTTTTATCCAAAAGTATGAAAATAACAACCACTGCACAAGGTATTTCAGCTATTGAAATCAGTAATCCGGATGTTGTTGTATCTGCTATTTGTACAGATACGGAAGCACACATTGTCCTGCCATTTAGAGTAGGGAATAATTGGTTTGTAAAGGTGTTAGCATGGTACACATTCACTGCTGTTGCAAGTAAAGATGTAAATATCATAATTTATTATACAAGTGAAAGTGAAACAAAAACGAGTGGAAATGTTACCTACGGTGGCACAGGGGTAGGTGGTTTGGCTACTTACCATGATCTGCAGGCTGCACCTGTACAAACAGCAGAATAATGGAAAGGCGGTAGAACATGGCTACAATAATGGGGCTTAATTATTTATATCTGACGAAAGCAGTTGTAAATTCAACAGGCGAAACAGTGTATCAGTTTGATTTTGACATAGAAAAGGTAAGTGCTGCACTTGGTCTGAATGTTACACAGCTTGAATCAGCTGATACAAACTATCCTTATTATTATCTGATTCATGCAGGGGAGGACACACAGAATGGTGTATTGATTCGTGTAAAACAGAACAAGGATGCTGTTTATGGGAATTTATATGCAAATGGGTCATTTGATAAATCGGCATATTATTTTAGTGCTACAAACATTACAACAACACAGCAATGCGTCCTTTATTATAAGAAAGATGCAAATAGTGTCGTGTTCGGCTTCTCAAAAACAAATGAGGTTCCAAGAATAAGCTGTGCATATTCCGTGTATAGAAAATTAGGAGAGTCAGAAGAACACAAAGGATTCCTCATCAATTATAAAGGAACAAGCAATGCCGGAAGTTGTCTCTTAGCAGATGGTACGATTGATACTATCAATAGAGGTTCTATTTCAATTGGAAATGGTATATTAGCAATGTGTCCAATGATGTTTACAACAGCGCAGGTAATTTTTCCGTATGTTTATATTTCACGTATAGATGCTACAGATGTCAACTCAAAATATATCGACATGAACGGTAAGGTATATATTAGAGCAGTATCTTACAGCGCAACAGACAACAAATGGCTTGTGGAATTTGATGCATAAGCAAGAGAAAGGAAGGAAAACCTATGCACAATTCCCTCAACTTTGCCACAACTTAGTTTCCCGAAAGAACTGTCGATGAAATTCACTTGAATCTGCCGAAAAGAAGTGCTATTGTACAAATACGCCTTGCAGATGTACGCGGGCGCAATCAATCTCTGGCGCGTGGGCTTGTCCCGACAACAGGCTCACGCAATATGTGTGTGAAAGGGGTAAATATGGAAGATGGAGAAGTCAAAAACCATTACATAAGCGAAATTACAGAAATGATCTCAAAAATAAATGATGCAGGCACTTTAGAGTACCTGCATACATTCATAAAACTTTTTCTTAAGAAGTGGGGATAACCTCACTTCTTCTTTTTGGATAGCATAACGTCTATCATGTCTAAGATAGTCTCTTTGTCTCTTTGTTCGAGAAGAGAAAATTTCCAAAGCAAATCAATATCGTTTTCAGCTACACTAGAATTATCTTTTCTCGCTGGAGAAACGTCAAATCCCATAAGCCACGCTTCGGAAACATTCAATGCCATTCCTAAAACAACTAATTTTTCTTGGCTAGGTTCAAACCTACCAGATACATACTGGCTGATATCCGACTTATTCATTTTCACGCCATATTTTTTACAATACGGTAAAGACAAATTGAGGATATCGACTTGTTTCAGTCTTCTTTCTTTCATTATCTGTTTGAGCCTGTCAGACGTTGTTTCTTTCATAGTGCTTTTTCCTCCTTTCGATATTGAATATACCACATTTCAAACTTAAGTTCAATATATAAAACTAAAAAAGTAAAAAACATTGAACTTTTTAATTGACAAGCGCATAATACAGTGCTATTATACAATTAGTTCAAGTTGCTGAACTAAAACTCAGAAAAGGAGAGTATATAATGGCATTTAATTACAGTAGGTTAAGAGGTCGAATTGTTGAAAAATTTGGAAGTCAGGCCGACTTTGCAAAAGCGTTCGGTTGCTCAGAAAGAACACTGTCTCTTAAAATGACAGGAAAAAGACCTTGGAAGCAGGTTGAAATTCTAAAGGCAATTAAATTACTGGAATTATCTAAGGATGATATACAGGAATATTTTTTTGCTTTGGAAGTTCAGGACATTTAACTTTTGCGATTATTTCGCAGGAAAGGAAGGTAATGAATGGAAACACTTGAACAGAAATTCATTGATAGCAGAGAAGTGGCTGAAATGGTAGGAAAAGAACATAGCAAATTGCTTAGAGATATTAGAAGCTATACAGAGCAATTAGGACAAGCCAATTTTGGACAGTCCGATTTTTTCACAGAAAGCACCTATGTAAACAGCCAAAACAAAAAGATGCCTTGCTATCAAGTGACAAAGAAAGGCTGCGAATTTATCGCGCACAAGCTGACAGGTGTTAAAGGCACAGAATTTACGGCAAAGTACATCAATCGTTTTCACGAAATGGAAGATGCCATCAAGGCACATATTCCTACTGGTAATGAATTGATAGCACTTGCTGTAGTAGAAGCGCAGAAGTTACTCGCTCAAAAGGAAGAAGAAATAAAACAGTTAGAAGATTCTGTACAGCAGATGGATAAGGTAATTACAGAACTAACACCGAAAGCTGACTATGCAGACAGGATTTTATCGTCAAACGACTGTATGACCGTTACACAGATTGCGCAGGACTACGGTTTATCCGCCGTTTCATTCAATCGGATTTTGAGCCGCGCAGGTATTCAGAGGAAAGTCGGCGAACAGTGGATTTTGTATGCAGAGTACCAAGGCAAGGGATATGTGCAGAACAAAACCTACGACTACGAAAAGTCGAACGGAACCACTGGTACAAAGTTATCGACTGTGTGGACGCAAAAAGGCAGATTGTTCCTGTACAACCGTCTGAAAGAAATCGGAGTTTATCCAATGATGGAGAAAGAAGAAAGGAGACAATATGAAGGGTTATAAGGGATTTAACAAGGATTTTACTTGCCTTAAAAAACAGTATGAAGAAAACACTGATTATGAGGAAAACGGAGATGGTATTTGCAGACAGGGAGTTATGCATTTTTGCAAAAATCCGTGGGATGTTCTTAATTATTATCCATTAGTTGATGATAATGGAAACTTTTCAGAATTTGCAGAGGTAGAGGCGGATGGCAATATTTTTGAAAAAGAAAATAAGTGCGCCGCTACAAAATTACATATTGGTGCAAAGTTAGGATTGAAAGGCTTTATAAAGGCTTGCGTAAATTTTACATTAGAAAAAACAAAATACAATGCTGATTCAAAAGAAGATTTATCGAATGATAACGAATGCGATTCCGCAAAGATTGGCAGTAGTGGATATTCCGCACAGATTGGCAGTAGTGGATATTCCGCACAGATTGGCAGTAGTGGAGATTCCGCACAGATTGGCAGTAGTGGATATTCCGCACAGATTGGCAGTAGTGGAGATTACGCAAAGATTGGCAGTAGTGGAGATTCCGCGCAGATTGTATCGGAAGGTAAAAATTCTGTTGTTATGGCTGCCGGATATAATTCTATTGCAAAGGCAAAGGTTGGTAGTTGGATTACTCTTGCTGAATGGGTTCAAACAAACGAAAGATACAAAAACGGAAATCTTATTTGGATTCCCAAATTAGTAAAAACAGAGTATGTAGATGGAGAACGCATTAAAGAAGATACATTCTACAAATTAAAAAATGGAGAGTTTAAAGAAGTATGAAGAAACTGTTAGTAATCACATTATCCGTTTTTATATTTTTGTCACAGTCAGTTATGGCAAATGAAGAAATCGAACCGACACATATCAGCGTTGAAGCACAGGTTTCATGTTATGAATATGGGGAAATGTATGATATCTGCCCGGAGCTTCTTATGGCAATGATTGAAGCGGAAAGCAGCGGAAATCCAAACGCTGAAAATGGGGACTGCAAAGGTCTGATGCAGATTTCGGAGAGATGGCATACAGTGCGCATGGCAGAAATCGGAGCAGATGATATTTGGAGTGAAACGGATAACATTCATATCGGTGCAAATTATCTTCACGAACTGTTTAACAGGTACGAAGATGTGGCACTGGTGCTGATGGTCTACAACGGCGAATCTGATGCCGTAGAGAAAGCAGAAAACGGATATATAAGCGACTATGCGCGGAAGATACTTGACAGAAGCGCAGAGTTAGAAAGATGGAAAGGAAAGTGATTTAGTATGTATATACCCCCATTTTGGTGCGGTGTAGCCGCAACACTTTTGATCGAGCTTGTGGCAACTATTATTTACGCCGCCGTATCACTAAAAAATGATGATATCAACGATAGCAACAATAGCAGCGAGGGCTAGCCTATGAGCGTATCTAGGAAAGTCAAGCAGAGAACAATGCTTGCAATCGGAAAAGACTGGATTTACGTGTGTGGAAATGAAACGCACGTAAAAATCAAAAATGCCAAAACAGGGCAGACAAAAACACTTGTGAACAGGAATAAGAAAAGGAGAAAACGAAAATGAAAATTGTAACAGATTTTAACCAAATGTCGGTCGAGGAATTACAGGCAATCGCAGACCACCTAGGTTTCGGTTTTGTGATCGACGGTGGGAAAATCGTGGAGGTGGAATAAGTGAAAACACTGAAAATTAAGTCAATCGAATTATTGAATTTTATGAAATTCGGATCATTTAAAGCGGATTTTTCGGATTTCACCAAGATTTCCGGCATGAATGCAGAGGGAAAGTCCACAATCGCAACAGCTATCTTATGGATACTGCTTAACTGCGATTATGATATGCACGACAATCCGGCAGTCAGAAGAACTGTGGACGGAAAGCCAGTAGATGATATGGACGTGTCTGTGACAGCCACGTTTGACATGGACGGCAAAGAGGTAATTGCTACAAAAACGCAGAAAAGAAAGTACGGGAAAGACGAAATTTCTTACAAAGATGATAACTCTTATGAGGTAAACGGCGTTCCAAAAACGCTTACAGCATTCAATGAGTATTTTGAGATCGTACCAAAAACAGACAAGATTTATGTTATTCCGAATGCGTTTCTCGCAAAGAAGCCGGATGATATGAGAGCTGTTCTTTTTGCACTGGTTGACGGTATCACAGATCGCGATATCGCATCCGGGAATGGCGAATTATCAGAACTGGTTCCATTGTTAGAGAAATATACCGCAGAAGAACTGAAAGCAATGAACAACAAAACTGTAAAAGATGGGAAAGATATTTCCGCGGACAGGAAATCCAAAATTGACGGCGGAATGGAGCTGATTGCGCAGAAACAGGATATTGATCTTGCGGAAGTTGAACTGAAAAAGAAAGCACTGGAAGATCAGCTTGAGGACTACATCGAAAAGCAGAGTGGCGCAGAAGGACTTCTTGGAGCGTACGACAAAGCAAGTTCTGACGCTCTGAAGCTTAGATTTGATCTGTCTGATATGCAGAATAAGGCGAATGCGGAAATCCGAAAGAATAAGGACGATGCAAGCAAAGAACTGGCACTTGCCGGAATTGAAGTCGGAAAACTCAACCATGAGTTAGAGCGTGTTGTCACGCACATGGCTACTATGTCAGATAAGGCAGACGTGGCAGAAGCTGGGAGAAAAGATCAGGCAGAAAAATGGAAACAAGCAAAGGAACGCGTATTTGACGAAAACAGCCTTGTTTGCCCGTATTGCAGTCAAGAGTTGCCGCATGACAGGAAAGAAGCCATGATAGCTGAATTTGAAAGCCACAGGGCAGAAGAATTAAAGTCTATCGAAGCAAACGGAAATCTTTTCAAAAAAGCCAAAGAAGAATGCCTTGCAGAAATTGAATCAGACAGGGAAACGGTTGAGCGACTGGAAAAAGAGATTAGAAAAGCAGAAGAGAAGCAGGCAGAACTAAAAGAAAAGTACAATTCACTGCCTGATTCCGTGGACGTTTCACAGACTGATGAATACAAGGAAATCGAGAAAAAAATCGCAAAATGCGAAGAAACAATGAAGCAGTTTGATTCTACAGCCGGATTGAAAGAAGAATTGAAACAGCAGGAAAACGAGATCAGAAAACAGATTGTTGACTGCAATAGTCAATTATCGGCAGCAGACACCACGGACATTGAAAATCAGATTGCTAAGTGGAAAGAAGAACAGAAAAATGCAGAACAGGCTGTCGCAACAGCAGAAAAAATCCTGTATCTGTTGAAACAGCTTGATAAGTGCAAGAACGAGAAATTGACCGAAGAAGTCAATAAACACTTTTCACTGGTTAAATGGAAACTGTTTGACTATGCAAAGAACGGCGAATACAAGAACTGTTGTATTCCTACGGTTGACGGAAAGTCGATTCTTGATATTTCCAGTAACAAAGGAAACCGAATACTTGGAAAAATCGATATTTGCAGTTCGTTCCAGAAAATCAAAGGTATTTCGATGCCAATCATTCTTGATGATGCAGAAAGCCTTGACAGCGGAAATCTGAAAACAGTTTCCGAAATGGTTAAATCCCAGTTAATCGCACTGATCGTAACCGACAAAAAACTGAAAATCGAATAGGAGATCAAAATGGAAATTAAAAGAGAAACCACAGTGATGGTGCTTACTACAGACGGAAAAGAAATCCGTGAAGGTAATTATGTTGTTTTTAATGCGTCGGGAAGATGCCATGCAGGTTATTTTGCCGGAATCAGCAAGAAAGGTGCTCTGATTTTTAAAAGCGTTATTTATGGCACAGATGTTACTTTTCACGTGATGCCTAAATGCATCGGAACAATTTATAAGGCTTCAATCAAATTGTCAGCAGAAAGTGAGGAAAAGAATGAGATTTAAAGCAGGAGACAAGGTAAGAGTAAAGAAATTCAAAGAAAGACCTTCCACTTGGAATAGTGGAGGGAAAATGGATCATCTGATGGGGAAGGTTGTAAAAATTAAACATACCGTAAACAGTATCTATGCAGTGCACGATTCAAAAAAAGATTGCGATTGGTTTTTTAGAGAAGATGATCTCGATCCGGTAAATGAAACCATTGTTATTTACAGCAAAGACCGCGAGGTTATCGCTGTTGATAAAACAACGGGAGAGAAAGCTATCGCACGTTGCAATCCGGCAGATGAGTATGATATCCGCATTGGTGCAAAATTAGCGTTTGAACGTCTCATGAACAGCAATAAAGAAAGTACCACCGTTGAGGATATGTGGAAGAGGTTAAGGTCCTATTGTGAAGGTAGATCGTGCAGTGATTGCATATTAGACTCCCCAACGTGTCGTTGTGGGTGCGATGCTCATTTCATGCCAAAAGACGGTGCCGGTAATTACACAATGAGCAACAAAGAAATTAAAGATGCATTTAATATCGTATTTGGAACCGGTTTTAAAGAGGACAAACCGAAAGAGCTGCATAAATTCAAAGTCGGTGATATTGTCAAAGGAAATTCGGAAATCGGTAGACGTTACACGGTCACAAATGACAATATGACACGCGGAAAAGTCATCAATGCTACAGGCGATTTTATCACAATCGAAGTATTAAGCCATAAGACCATGCCGGATGAAGTATGGGAAGAATATGCCGGTGTTGAATCTAAGTATTTTGACCTTGTGGAAGAAGCGCCAAAGCTTTACAACGGAAAGATTATTTTTACTAAAGGAGACAACATATTCAAAACCGGTCATATTTACGAGGTTAACGATGGAAGAATAAACACGGATCAGTATGGACGTGTTCCTGCAGAAGAACCCTTTAAGGATATTGAAGATGTGAAAGATTACTTTGTAGGAAAACGTGACGGAAGCAGAAAGAGAAAAAGAGGATGGTCGCAGTACACTCTTGAATTGATGGAAGTTAAGGAAGATTGACTAAAAGAAAGTGAGGAATATTTATGATTTTATCCCAAAATGGAGAAGTTCAGGCACATGGTAATATAGTCGAATTGTCAGCAGATTTATTTGTAATTCTGCGTGTGATGAGAAAAATAATAGGAGACAAATTCGTTGATATAGCATTGAAAAATTCACAACTTTCCGATGAAGAATTTTCAGAAGAAGTTAAAAGAACGAGAGAAGCAATGAGTTGCTTTAAAAATCTTTTTAATGAGGAGGAAAAATAATTATGGCAGAGAATACATCGGTTTTAGATAAAAAAGCATTTACCACTTCGTTAAGCGAGTGGAGCAATACAATGACAGGACTTATCATCAACGATTACAAGGCTGTTGGAATGGATATGGACGATTATGCTAAGGAATGTGCTATGGAAGCCATGACAAGCATTTTCAATCTTGTCAAGAGCGACCCTAAGATTGATATGAGAAACCTTGATACAAGCAATTTAAGAGGGATCGTTAAGCGCTGCGCATCTCTTAAATTGAACGCCAGTGCATATCCAAGAGAATGCTATTTCCAGTTGCGAAATGTAAAAGTTGGAACTGACCCACAGACAGGAAAGGATGTATGGCAGAAGCAGGTTGAAATGGGAATCGAGGGCAGCGGTTACGATTCATTGCTTGCTAACTATGGCAAGGATGTAAAACAGGTATATCCATATTGGGTAATTAAGGAAGGAGATATATATATCCCACCAAAGCACAAAGGGCTTACAGTTACAGAGCCGGAATGGGAAGAAAAAGGATTATCTGATAAGGCTGTAAGAGTTGTATATCCTGTTAAACTGTCGGACGGAACAGTAACATATCTTTCCGCTGATAGAGATAGTGTTAAAGTAAATCTTTTAGCACATGTCAAGCAAAATATGATGAATATCACTTTTGGCGTGTGCGAGGATAGATATAAGGCTACGCAAAAGCAGAAATCAGAGATTAAGGCTAAGAAAGAAGAAATACTTAATGCTTTAAGAGCGTGCAATACAGTTGATGAAATGCTTGAATGTGATCTTGCAAGACCATTTATCAGCGGTGCTTGGCTTGATACGCCGGAAAGCATGATTCAGAGGAAAATGTGTAACAATGCTACAAGAAAATATCCAAAGAATTATGATCCTATGGCAAGACAGGCACAGGTCGAAATGGACGAGGTATATCAAGCTGCACAGGATGAAATCGCTGAAAATGCTAACTCTGTAGATTTTCCAGAAGATGAAGCAATCGATGTAGAAGCAACCGAATCGGCAGCAGAACCGAGTTTTTTGAAAGAGTAG